CTAGGCGGGCTGGGCTGCCGTGGCCAGGGGCTGGTAGGGGCGAAAGCGGATCAGCTCATCGCCCGCCCAGTCATTGAGCTGCCGCAATGTCTCCATCAGCGGCGCGACCTCTGTGTAGTAATACACGTCAGCGGCGCGGGCAATGTCGCCCAGACTGCCGGCGTTTTTGGGCACGATGCCCAGCAGCACCGGGGGCATGCGGTGGGCGGCCAGCACGTCATCGCGGCTGACATCCTTGATATTCAAAAAATCATCCTTTGCAGCCACCTCATTAAACGGGATGAGTTTCAGCCCATCCGCTTTGCCATTGGGCGCGTGAATAAAAAGATTTTTAAAATTGCCTTTACCCTGCACGGCGCGCAATTGGTCGCTGATAGCCTGTACGGCTTCCCCGCTTAATTGAGAGTCCGTGCTATACAGAATAAAACCGGCGTGTGCGCCGTTGTTGTAAAAGCGCCGCCTGAAAAGCGTGGCCGATTCATTCAGCAAAGCCGATTGCAGCGCGGCCAGATAATCGGGCACGCCATAAATTTCCTGATTGACATCCGCCCCGCGCAAATGAAACACCGTGCCCGGCTCAAAAGCATGCTCCAATTCGCCGGGCACCAGATAAAAATACTGGTTCAGATTTTCGCGCCCGCGCCGTGTCCATTTTGCCAGCACGCGCTCATAGTGCAAAACACCGCCCAGCCTGTTTCTCACGGGCAGCAAAAAGGCATCCGCAAAAATCAGCCAATCCAGCACGAAAGCCGAAAACTGTTCACGCGACAAAAGCGGATGCGCAATAAAAGCGCATTCCAGCATTTGCCGCTTTTTCGTGATGCAGCTTTGATGATGCGCATTCACCCGCAAGCATTTAGCTAGATATTCGCGCGAAATCGGCGGCTCATACCAGCGCCCGAATGAGGGGCATTCCCACGCATCCAAAAGCGTATTGCCATCCAGCACCGGCACCGCTTCGCCCAATTGCCAGCCTTCAATCAAAAACTGATTCATTTCCCACTTTCATAAACACCAACATACACCGCGCCCGCATTTTCAGAGCCGCCCAGCGGCTCAAATACAAGCGCATTCATCAAGGCCCATGCCAAATCGGCATGCCCTGTTTTCTTGCGGCGCCCGCTCACGTAAGACAAACGCCCGCCAGCCGTTGCGCCGTGCTTGATTGCCATAAAAGACTGCACCAAATCCACCGCCCCCGCATCCCATTTCAGGCGCGATTTGCGCATCACATTTTGCGCGCCCATCACCAGCCGCGCCTTCGTTTCTGGCGAATAATGGATTTCCGTCACGGCAGGATAAAAACGCTTCACCAAATCGCAAACCCCGCGCCCCAGCCCGGTCACGTCAATCGCCATTTGCAAAACCGTGAATTTGTCCGTGATTTTCTTTATGAAATCGGCCTGCGCTGAAAAATCGTTATTGTGCAAGCGGTGAAATTCCAGCACGCGAAAATCGCCGCCCGCATTCTCAGGCGGCGCCACCACCACCAGCCCGCACGCATCACCATCCGGCCCGCCGCCGCTGGGGTCATAACCCACCCAAACCCCCCGATAACCAAACGGGCGCGGCGCATACGGCGCAAAATCATTTTTCCATTCATCCCACGAATCCACGCCACAATTTTTCAGCCATTCATACGGGAAAACGGCTGTTTCATCATCCACGAACTCGCACATATACAAATTGCGATACGCGGCAGGCGCATTTTCGCGCCGGATTTGCTCCAAATCCACCAAATCCAGCCCCTGCGCCACGGCATCCTCAATCGTGACGCGGTTGCGCCAAATCCCATCCGCGCCCCGCTGGCCCTTGACCAGCTTTTGATGAGACAAATCAATCGCCACCTGTTCATTTTTCGGCCTGCCCGTGTTGTATCTCTCGCCAGTCCACAGGTCATAAGCATCGTGCGTCACCACGCTGGGAGTCGAAAAATAAGTTTTGCGAAAGCGCTTATGCGTCGCCATTGCGCCCGCCGTGCTTTCCATCACGCCAAAATTTGGCACCCAATAGATTTCGTCGAAATACAAATTACCCGAATAACTTTGAGCCGTGGCAATGTTGCGCCCCAAAAAGAACTCCACCGCGCCAGAGGAAAAAACGATGGGATCGCCTTCCAAATCCATATCCAGCACGGCGCGCACAAATTGGCGCTGATAATTCTTAAACTGATGCGCCTGCGCGCGGCTGGCGGAAAGAAAAATCTGCGAGCGGTCAGATTGCAGCAAATCAATCAACGCCTCACGCGCAAAATACCATGTGGCGCCAATCTGGCGGCTTTTCAAAATCAGCCGCACGCGCTCATTCATGCAGTTAAACCAGCGTTTTTGATAATCGAACATTTCATCGCGCAAAGCGTTTGCCAGCGCGTCGATATGTTCCTGTTCAAAATGGTTTTTGGCTTCCTTGCGGGTGGGCCGCACGCGTCGGCGCGGGGCCGTGTCAGGCGCGGCCAGCGCGCGCGCCGCGCCATCGCCGGCGGGCGTCGCCTGCCCCGCCAGCGGCCCCGCCAGGCGCTCCATTTGCCGGCCTAGCAGATCAATCTCCTTGAAATGCTGGCCGGTTTTGACCGGCAGGCCAATCAGATACGCCAGCCGCACCTCCAGCGCGCCCACCACGCGATCCACGGGCCGCGCCTTGCCCCACCCATCCGCTTTGGCCCAGCCGTGCAGCGTGGTGCGCTTGATGTCCAGCGCGCGCGCAATTGCGGCCAGTCGGAAACCGGCCCAAAACATTTGCCGCGCCTGCTGGCGCACCTGAATTTGCCCCGGCGTCGGCGTGGCCGAAACACCCGCCGCCCAATCCGCAGCCGTCATGTTTTCGGGGCTTGCGCCGGTAGGCAAATCAGCATCAGAATGTGGCGGCGCGCCGGGGTTATCAGCCTCAAAAGGCGGGCAAACAGACGGCAAATGGGGCGCTGCCGTGTCGGAAATGTCAGTCATGCCCTGATTAAGCCGCTCCGAAAATGCCCCGGCCACCCTCAAAAAAAGTAATGTGCGCCCATACAAACGGGGCGCATTGAATCATTTTCGCGCCCGCCAAACAATGCGGCCATCGTTTAACTTTTTGCGATGACCCCATGAAAAAACGTTACCGCGTCGCCACCAGCGGCCCCACCATTGACGGGCGCGAAATCAAACCCGAATGGCTCAAACAAGCCGCCGCCAATTACGACACCAATATCTACGCTGCCCGAATCAACGTCGAACATTTGCGCAGCATGTCACCCAACGGCGAATTTGGCGCATTCGGCGATGTCACCGGCCTGCAAGCCGAAACCGGAAAAGACGGCAAGGTGGCGCTATATGCCGAAATCGAACCCAACGAAAAAGCCATTGCCGCCAACAAGGCCGGGCAAAAAGTCTATACATCAATCGAAATCGTCGAAAACTTCGCCGGCACGGGCGAAGCCTATTTAGTGGGCCTGGCGCTCACGGATTCCCCCGCCAGCCTGGGCACCGAACGGCTCAATTTCACCGCCCAGCCGGCAGACGCCACCTACACGGCCCAACCATTTACCCCAATGGGGCAAAAGGCCCATGCTTTTGCCGTGGGTATGGCGCACCCCGTTGAACTCAAATTCACGGAAAACGGCGAAAACGAAAATGAAACAGAGGCCAAAGGCTTTTTTGCCGAATTGAAAGATGCCCTGCTGGGCGCATTTGCCGCACAGCCGCAAAAAACGCAAACCGGCCTGAATGAGGGCCTGAAAGAAACCCTCACGGCATTTGCCGCCACCACGGCGCAGAAATTGCAAGAAATGCAAACGGCGCTGGATGGGCAAAAACAGGCGCATGACACGCTGGCCGCCCAATTCACCAGCCTGAAAACCCAGCTTGAAAAGCAGCCTGCGCAAACCTACACGCGCCCGCCAGCCGGGACGGTCAAACCAGCCGCCAGCGGCCTGACCGATATTTGAAGCAAGCGAATCAAAGGAAAACTGAAAATGACATTTGACTATGAAGCCATTGGCCTTGCCGTCAATGCCTATATGGCGCAAATTGCCAAAATCAACGGCGTGACTAGCGCCAGCCAGAATTTCAATGTGGCACCCGCCGTGCAGCAAAAACTGGAAAGCCGCATGCAGGAATCCAGCGAATTTTTGCAACGCATCAATATTGTGGGCGTCACGGCACAAGAAGGCGAATCGGTAGGCATTGGCGTCAGCGGCCCCATTGCCAGCCGCACCGACACCACCGCCAATGACCGCCAAACGCGCGATGTGCACACCTTGCAAAGCGACAAATACAAATGCGAGCAAACCAATTACGACACGCATTTGCGGTATGCAACACTGGACGCCTGGGCGCACATGGCCGATTTCCAGCAGCGCGTGGCTAATGAAATTGTCAAACGCCAGGCGCTGGATCGCATCATGATTGGCTGGAACGGCAAAACCGTGGCCGCCACCACCAATCTTGCAACGCATCCCAATCTGGAAGATGTCAATAAAGGCTGGATAACCAAACTGCGCGAAGGCAAAGCCGCCAATGTCATGAGCGAAGTTGCCAGCGGCAGCGGCAAAATCAAAATCGGCGAAAGCGTGGCCGCCGCCGACGGCTACAAAAATCTGGATGCGCTGGTTTTCGATTTGCGACGCGGGCTTGACCCGTGGTATCAGCAAAACACCAGTCTGGTTGCTATTTGCGGCAGCGATTTACTGGATGACAAATATTTTGAGATTGTCAATTCGGCCAACAAAAACACCGAAAAAGTCGCCAGTGATATTTTGCTATCCACGCGCCGCCTGGGCGGCCTGCAAGCCGTGGTTGTGCCGTTTTTTCCCAAAAACGCAGTCATGGTCACGCTGCTGGATAACCTGAGCATTTACTACCAGCGCAGCGCCCGCCGCCGCCTGCTGGTAAACAACCCCAAACGCGATCGCCTGGAAAACTACGAAAGCAGCAACGACGCCTACGTCATAGAAGACTTTGGCGCCGCCATGTTTGCCGAAAACATCATCAAGGCATAAGGCAATGACGCTCACCCCTGTGCAAGCGCACCAAATGCGTATCCGCGCCGCCCAGGGCAGCGCCGCCGCCGCGCTGGATGAGCGCCAGCGCGCCCTGCACTGGCTGCACGTGCAAAAGGGCCTGCTTGCCGGCATCCAGTCGCACCAGGCGCGCCACGCGCACAAAGCGCAGGCGCTGCCCGAAATCACCCCGTATCTGGATGGTGTGCTGGCCGCTGCCGAAAAGCTGGCCGGCGAAGGCGCCGCCGTGCCCGCCGACCCCGTGGTGGCGCATGCCGCCATCTGGGCCATCGACGCTGCCGACTGGCCGCTGGCCTTGCGGCTCAATGCCCACCTCATCGCCCACAGCCTGCCCGCGCCCGACGAATTCGAGCGCAGCGCCGCCACGGCCTTTGCCGACTTGATGAGCGACGCCGCACTGACGGGCCGCATGAGCGCAGGCCAGAGCGTGCCGCTCATGCAGCAGGTGCTGCACATCACCCAGGAGCAAGACATGCCCGACCCCGCCCGCGCCAAGGTGCACAAAGCCATCGCCTACGGCCTGGCCGGTAAAACCATGCTGGCCGGCCAGGCTGGCGACTGGGCCGCGCTGGATGCCGCCGCGCTGCAAATGGCGCTGCATCACCTCACGCACGCCGAACAGTTTGACCCCGAATGCGGCGTCAAAAAAGACATTGCCGCCGTGCAAAAACTGCTGCGCGCCGCCACGCCCGAAAGCGGCGAAAGCGCGGCCACCGCCGACGCGGAAAAAGCCGGCGAAAGCAGCGCGGCGCGCCCGCGCAAAAACGCTGGCGCCGGCAAAGCAACCCCCAGGGCCAGCGCCCGGCGCTGACCCCACGCAAAGGAGCACCTCCCGCCCGGCGGCGCGGCAGGCGGCGCGCGGCAATCAACAGCCAGCGCACCGCCTGCCTGCCCACCGCCGGCCCGGCAGGGCCATGAACAGACATGACCGGATTCATTGCCCACTTGCCGGCGGGCCAGCCGCCCGCCGAAACCGTCGAAAACGAGCCGTTTTGGCCTGCCATCGACACCGCCGCCGTGCGCGAAAGCGGGCGGCTGGATGGCACGCACACCAGCGCGCAACTACGCGGCGCCATCGCCGGCGCGCTCATCCACGTCAATGACCAACTGCGCGCCTGGGCCGCGCAACAGCAAGCCGCCGGCTTTGCCACGCTGGGTGACGTGCCCGCGCCGCGCGTGGCCGGCCAATCGCGCCGCGTGCTGGCCTACCAGCGCGCCGTGGCCGCCGCCACCCTGGCGCAGCTGGAAAACACCCGCCGCGCGCAAGCCACCTTGCCCGCCGGCCTGGGCAAAGACGCCCGCGTGCTAGAGAGCGTGGGCCTGCGCCTGGATGAGCATTGGCAAGCCATGCGCCACGCCATCGCTGACGTCATGGGCCGCATGCGCGAAACCGTCGATCTGATTTGACAGAGGCGCCCATGCAGCAAACAGCCATTGCCCGCCAGGGCGACACCCTGGACGCACTCATCCACCGCCACACCGCCCGCACGCAAGGCAACACCGAGGCCACGCTGGCCGCCAACCCCGGCCTGGCCGATCTGGGCGCCGTGCTGCCCGAAGGCCAGAGCGTGCGCATCGTGCAGGCGCCGCCGCCGCAAGGCAGCGGCATCAACCTGTGGGACTGACCGCCGCCGCCACTGAAAACGAAGCACCATGAAACACACCCGAATCATTGGCCGCGCACTGGCGCTGGCCGGCGTGCCCGAACATCTGCACAGCCAGGCGCAAAACGCCCTCGAACAAGCCCGCAGCCGCGCCCAGGGCCTGGCGCTGCACCAGCTACGCGCCAGGCTGGCCGCCAAACGCATTGCCCGCGCCCTGCCGTGGGCGGCGGAAACCGTGGAAGACGCCCTGCCCGCCTGCGCCAGCTACGGCGTAGCCCCAAATTGGGGCAATGGCGTTAATGGAGACAACGTGCCCTGGGCCGAGCATTACCAAATGCCCGACGGCAGCGTGCGGCAAGTGTGGATGCTGGGCCAGCCGCGCGGCGGCGAGCTGCCCGCCGCCCTTAAGGAGCAAGCCGAAGCCGACGTGAACGCGCGCCGCCTAGCCGTGGTGCGCGCCGGCGGCAAGTGGCTCAAAGCCGCGCCCTGCACGCTCCCCCTGGAACTCGACACCAACCCTGACAGCTTGGACTACCAGTGCGCCTGCCAGCGCAACTACTGGGGCCACCGTTTTTTTTCGGGCGGACAGGGGCAGCATCCGCGCAGCGTCAAGGCCCGCACGGCCTGGCTGCGCAGCAACGGCGGCGAGCGCGAAGCGTGGGCGCGCGGCCAGCCGCTGCCCGAAGGCGCCAGCCTGTCCCGCTGGCGCGGCCAGCAAGGCCGCTGGCGCGCCGAAGTGCTGCACCAGGGCGACGCCTGGCAAATCAACGCGCAATACCAACTGGCCGGCCGCTGGCAGCTGGGCTGGCGCCTGGGCTTTGAGATTGACAACGCGCAGCACGCGCACCCGCGCCCCGGCTTTGACCGCCGCGCGCCGGTGACGTGGAGCATGCGACCCGAAAGGACAAAAGCATGACCATGAAAACCGACATGATGGACAAAGTGGGCGACATGGCGGGGCGCGTCACCATGACCGCCGGCGCGGCCAGCGCCGTGTGGGGCTGGCTGACAGTGGAACGCATCTTTTCGTTGATCGGCGTGCTGTGCGGCGTTGCGGGGCTGCTGGTGACCTGGTACTACAAAAGCCGCGCCGACCAGCGCGCGGAGCAAGCGCACGCGGCGCTGATGGAAATCCAGCGCGCGCGCGTTTACAGCATCACCAACGGCAACATGACGCCCGAGCAAGAAAAGGCCGCGCTGGATCACATGGACACCGACCTGGCCCGGCTGGAAAAGGCAGGCGAGCCATGACCCCGAAGCAAAAACTCATCGCGCAAATCGGCGCGGGCGCGGCGGCGCTGGTGACGGCTTTTGTTGCGCAGCACGAGGGCCTGCGCCTGTGGGCCTACCGTGACCCGGTAGGGGTGCTGACCGCGTGCTACGGCCACACCGGGCCGGACGTGCAGCCCGGCCAGAACTACACACCCGCGCAATGCCGCGAGCTGCTGGAGCGTGATTTGGCCCGCCACGCCCAGGCCCTGGCCTGCATCCAGCGCCCGCTCACCGACGGGCAAAAAGCGGCCTTTGTGAGCTTTGCCTACAACGTCGGAGCGCAAGCCTTTTGCGACAGCACACTGGCCCGCAAAGCCAACGCAGGCGACATGCCGGGCGCGTGCGCAGAGCTGAGCAAGTGGGTGTATGCAAAAGGGCAAAAGCTGCCCGGACTTGTCAAACGCCGCGCCGCAGAGCGCGCGATGTGCGAAGGGGCCGCGCCATGACGCCAATCCCTATTTACCTGCTGGCCGCCAGCGTGGCGATCAACGCCGCGCTGGGCGTGGCCTGGCAGCGCGCGGGCAACCATGCGCGCGAGCTGCAAGCGCAAATCGCCGCCGCGCAAGGCGAGCGCGACCACGCCCTGCAAACGGCGCAAGCGTGCAGCGACGGCGTGCAGCGCCTGCAAGCGCTGGCCGAGAGCCGCGCGCGCGAAGCCGCCGCCGCGCGCCGGCAAGCCGCGCAAACCGCCGCCGAACATGCCCGCCGGGCGGATGCCGCGCTGGCCGCGCCGCCCGCTGTGCCCGGCGATGACTGCGCCAGCGCCCGCGTGCGCGTGGGCCAGTGGCTCAAGGGGCGCGCGCGATGACAGTGATCAAAGATTGTTTGACAACTGCGGCGCTGGCCGCCCTGCTGGCCGGTTGCGCCGCCCCGAGCGCGCCGCACGTGCAGCGTGTCCATGTGCCCGTGCCTGTGCCATGCCGCGAGAGCGAGCCGCCGCGCCCGGCCATGCCCACCGAAGCGCTGGATGCCGATGTGACGCTGGATGCTTTCGCGGCCGCCGCCATTGCGGAGATTGAGCGCCGCGAAGGCTACGAGGGCCAGCTGCGCGCCGCGCTGTCCGCCTGCACCGCCCCCCTGGAAGGCCCCTGACATGCTCAAACTCAACAGCCTGCGCAACCTCATCCTGACCGCCGTGCCACGCCTGCAAGACGCGCCGGGGCAAGTCATCGTCATGGCCGAGGGCGGGCGCATCCAGGCCACCGGCACCGACGCGCTGAGTTTTGAGATGCACTACACAGCTTGCGTGTGGGTGCTGGGCCTGAGCGAACATCCGGACGCCGTCATCGTGCCCGCGCTGGCCTGGCACCGCTTGCAGCAAGCCGAGCTATACGCCAGCGGCCAGCCCGGCGACGCGTTTCGATTTGAGGCCCAGCCTTTGGATGAGCTGGAAGCCATCGACCTGCATTTGCGCCTGCAAATGAGCGAGCGCGTGATCGTGACGCAAGATGCCGCCACCGGGCGCGTAACAGCCGCGCACCACGCGCCCGAACCCGGCCCCATTGGTTTTGCTGACAAGCCCGAAAGATGGGTGGTCGAACTCAAGCACCCCGACGGCGAGCGCCAGCGCCTGGCCGAATTTGACGGCCCGGCCCTGACGCGCGCCCTGGCCTACTTGCGACAGCTGGGCATCCAGCCATGAACGCAGATTTGAGCGAGCTGCAAAACTGGCTGGCGCCGCTGCTGCACGCGCTGGCGCCCGCCCAGCGCCGCCAGCTGGCGGCACAGGTGGCGCGCGCCGTGCGGCAGCAAACGCAACGCACCATGCGCGCACAAACCAGCCCCGAGGGCCAGCCCTGGGAAAAACGCCGCGCCGAGCTGCTGGCCGCCAGCGGCCCGCGCGCCGCCTTGCGCCAGCGCGCCGCGCGCGGCCCCATGATGCGTCGGCTGGCGCTGGCGCGTAACCTCAAAATGCAGGCCACGCCCGACGAGGCCGTGGTGGCTTTTGTGGGCCGCGTGCAGCGCATCGCCGCCGTGCACCAGTGGGGCCTGAGCGATCGCGTCAGCAGCCGCAACCGCGTCATGCACACTTACGCCGCCCGGCCCATGCTGGGCATCAGCCCGGAAATGACGGACATCATCCGCGCCGCCGTGCTGGATCACCTGCAAAAAGCGCTACAAAAAGAATAGCGAAAAGTAGCGCCCGCCCCTACAAGCGGCATCGCTGGCATTTGCCCGCCGGCGCGGGCAACATGCCCGCCGTCATGCTGCCCGACGAATACAACCCCGAAACCGACCCCCAGGAAGCGGCCCGCGCGCAAGGCGCCATGCTGCGCACGGGCACCATTGCCGCCGTCAGCCATGCGCGCGCGCGGGTGCGTTTCCGCTCAGGCGGCTTGCTCACTGACTGGCTGCCGTGGATAGAGCGGCGCGCGGGCGGCAAAAAAGGCGGCACCAGCTGGTGGCCGCCCGTGGCCGGCGAACAGGGCCTGCTGCTGGCGCCGGGGGGCGATCTCACGCGCGCGGTGGTGCTGCCCGGCATCTTTTCCACAGCCATGCCCGCCAGCGAGCGCAGCGCCCGCGTGGCCCGTGAAGATTGGAGCGAGGGCGACTTCTGGGAGTGGCGCCAAAAAGATGAGGGCGGCGCGCTGCACGTGCAAACCGGCGCCAGCATCTCGCTGGCCGTGGGCGATGCGCTGCTGCGCATCACGCCCCGCGAAATCCACCTGAGCGCCGGCGGCGCCACGCTCACGCTGGGCGGCGGCGTGGTGACGGCCAGCCGCGACGTGATCGCCGGCGGCATCAGCCTGACGCGGCATGTACACGGCGGCGTCAAGCCCGGCCCCAGCACCACCGGGAGGCCGCAATGAACCGCCACACAGGCCAGGCCCTCACCGGCGCGGCGCACTTGCGCCAGTCGGTGGCCGACATCATCACCACGCCCATAGGCAGCCGCGTCATGCGCCGCACGTATGGCAGTCTGGTTCCGGCCCTGCTGGATCAGCCGCTCAACAAAACGCTGCAAATGCGCGTGGCCGCTGCGGCGGCCAGCGCACTCATGCGCTGGGAGCCGCGCCTGCTGGTGCGCAAAATCCGACTTGAATACATGCAGCCGGGCGGCCATGCCCGCCTGCACATCGAAGCGAGCGTGCGCGAGCTGGGGGCCAGGGGGCGGCCCATCGAGATTGATATGGAGGTGGCGCCATGAGCCATCTTGACCGCCCCGCCGTAGTCGAAAGCCTGAGCTTCGAGGCCATCCTGGCCAGCATCAAGGCCGACATCGTGCGCCTGCTGCCGCAAGCGGCCAGCGTGATAGAGCTGGACAGCGAGCCGCTGAACATCCTGGCCCAGGCGTTTGCCTACCGCGAGCTGCTGTACCGAGCGCGCGTGAACGACGCCGCGCAGGCCCAGTACATCGAGACGGCCACGGGCAGCGACCTGGATCACAAAGCCGACTTTTACGGCCTGGCCCGCCTGGCCGGCGAAAGCGATGAGCGCCTGCGCGAGCGGCTGCGCCTGCACATCGCGGCCCTGGCCGGCAACGGCACGCGCCAGGCGTATGAGGCGCGCGCGCTGGCCGCGCATCCGGGCGTGCGGCAGGCCGCCGCCAGCGCCCACCCCACGCTGCCCGGCGCCGTTACCGTGATGCTGTGGCCTGCACGCGGGCATGACCCGCAAGCCGTGCGCGACGCCGTGCAGCGCGCGCTCGAGAGCGACCCGGCGCGCATCATGGGCGTGCCCGTGCAGGTGGCGCTGGCGCGCGCCGTGCCGCTGCGCGTGCGCGCGCAGGTAGAGCGCGCCGAGGGCGCCCCTGCCGACTTGCTGGATCGCCTGCGCGAGCGGCTGCAAGCGGCGCTGCAAAGCTGGCCGCTGGGGCGCAGCCTGCCGCGTTCCTGGGTGAGCGCCCAGCTGTATGCGCCGGGCGTGGCCGCCGTCACATTCCCCAGCGCCGCCGAGCCGCCCGAGCTGCTGGCCATCCGGCCCGGCGAGTACGCCGACTTGCAGGCCGTGGAGCTGGCCGAGGCATGAGCCGCGCGCATATCCTGCCGCCCAACGCCAGCGCGCTGATGCGCGCCGTGGACAAGGCCACGCCCCAGTGGGACGCGCTGGCCGGCGCGCTGCGCGGGCCGCTGTGGGGGCACCCGCAGCAGCTGGCGCCCTGGCTGGCCGCCGAGTGGGCCTTGTCGCCGCTGGCGCGCTACTTTGCCGACACTGCCGCGCTCATTGCCGCCGGCCAGCCCTGGCTGCTGGAGCGGGGCACGCAGCGCGCCGTGCACCGCGCGCTGGGCTGGATCGGCTTTGGCAGCGCGCGCTGCGTAGAGGACGGCCCTTACTTGCACATCCGTTTCGAGCGCGAGCCGCTGCCGCAGCAGCTGCCGGCCATCGTGCATTTGGTGACCGCCAGCGTGCCGGCGCACGTGCGTTTTTGGCGCATTTTTGGCGGCGATGACCCGCGCGTGCTGCGGCTGGATCATGGCCCCGCGCTGGATGCCGGCGTGCTCGACAACGACGGCGGCGTGTGGCTGCCAACCGACCCGCCCATCCTGGGTCACTTTGTGCAGCGCCACGCCGGCCAGGCGCCGGCATTCGTGCCCGGCCAGCCGCTGGCCGTGCACACGCACGCCCGGCTGGGCCGCCACATTCACGATGACAGCCTGACGCTGGACAGCTGGCGGCTGGATTCACGCATCCTGATTGACGCTTTTGGCGGCATAGGCCAGCTGGCCAGCCGCACCTGCGCCGCGCCGCCGCGCTTGCAGCCGCTGGGCAGCGCCGCGCAGGCGCACCACACCCGGCGCGCCAGCGCGACGGCCGCCGCCGGCCAGCCGCTGGACGCACGCCAGAGCCGCCGCGCGCTGGCCGCGCCTTCGCTGCTGCCCGCGCCGCGCTGCTGGTGCGGGCCGTGGCGCGGCGCCTGGCGGCCCCAGGGCGTGGCCGGGCGGCACACGCAACACCCGTAAATACATGGAGAGAAACACACATGAGCACTTTGCAAGATGCCGGCCGGCTGGCGCTGGCCGAATCCGTAGTGGCACAGAGCCTGTACCTGGCCTGGGGCCGGGGGCGCCCCGCGTGGGACGGCACGCCCGAGCCGGAGCCGTCGGACGCCACGGCGCTAGTTGATGAGGTGGGCCGCCGGCTGGCTACGCACGTGGGCTACTGCAAGCCGGTGAGCGACCCGGCGCTGCCCGCCGAAATCGAGCTGCCGGGCAATGCCCGCTACACCGCCAGCGCCCAGCCCACACCCTGGGTGTATGTGCGCGTGGTGTTTGACTTTGCCGAGGCCGACGGTGAAACGCTGCGTGAATTCGGGCTGTTTATCGGCAGCCAGCCCAAGGCGGGCCTGCCCGCCGGGCAGCGCTATTTCACGCCGGCGCAGATCGAAAAGCAGGGCCGCCTGTATCTGATTGACCGCGTGCAGGCTTTTACGCGCAGCGGCCACGTGCGCAACACCGTTGAATACGTGCTGCCTTTCTGACGGCGCTCACAAATCAATAGCAACAAACCCCCGCGCAGCAAGGCCCGGCGGCCTTTTGCAGCGCAAAACATGAGGCAAAAACATGAGCGACATCTACAACCGGCACGATGAGAGCAAGCGCTACAGCCGCCACCTGTTCCGGGCCGACCGCGTGCTGCAAAGCGCGGAACTCAACGAGGTACAAAGCAACATTTTTGGCCGCGTCAAAAGCATTGGCGACGTGCTGTTCAAAGAGGGCGGCGTGGTGCGCGGCGCCATCATCAAAGTCGATGCCGCCACGGGGCAAACACTGTGTGAAAGCGGCGCCGTGTATCTGGACGGCGCCGTGCGCGGCGTGCCCAGCGGCAGCATCACCATCCCCACGGTGGGCACGGTGCAGGTGGGCGTGTACGTCACGCGCCACCAGGTCAGCGAGATGGAAGACCCCGGCTTGCTCAACCCCGCCGTGGGCACGCGCGGCTACCGTGAGCCGGGCGCGCTGCGCGAGCGCCTGGACACCGCCTGGGGCTGGAAAAACGCCGCCACCGGCGACGGGCAAGAAGGGGACTTTTTTGCAATCTGGACAGTGGAAGACGGATGGGTGCGCCCCCGCGAGACGCCGCCCAATCTGGATGCCGTCACGCAGGCGCTGGCGCGCTATGACCGCGACTCTGCCGGCGGCACTTACGTGGTGAGCGGCCTGCGCGTGGCAAGAATGGATGACCTGGCCACCGGCGAGCAGGTGTTCAGCCTGGCACAGGGAGCGGCGCGCATCAACGGGCACGCCGTGGAGCTGCCCACCATGCGGCGCGTGGTGTATGCCGCGCGGCCCGATTTGCGGCGTGTGGACTCAGAGCCGCACACCAGCACCACCGAGGCGGCGCAGCGCGTCAATGTGGACACGCCGCCGATGGTGGGCGAGCCGCAGGTGCGCATCGTGGCGCGCAAGACGGTACAGGTCACGCACGGCGGCCACGCCGGGGCGGCTGACCCGCTGCCGGATGCGAGCGTGCTCAAAATCGAGAGCGTCAAGCAAGGCGGCGCCACGTTTGCCAGCCCTGCGGACTACTCTCTTTCAGCCGGCCAGGTGGATTGGGGCGCCGGCGGCGCCGAACCCACGCCCGGCAGCACCTACGAAGTGACCTACCAATACCTGCTGGTAGCCCAGCCAACGGGCGTAGATGCAAAAGGCTTTACGGTGACGGGCGCGCTGGCCGGGCAGCTGATTACCGTCACTTACGACCACGCCCTGCGCCGCATTGACCGCCTGTGCATGAGCGCCAGCGGCGACATTGCATGGGTCAAAGGCATACCGGCCATTTGGCAGCCGGTGGCGCCCGAAGTGCCCGACGGCATGCTGGCGCTGGCCAGCGTGCATCAGTTTTGGGACGGCGCAGACGGGCAAACGCGCGTGGCGCAAGACGGCGTGCGCGTGGTGCCGATGCAGCAGCTGGCCGACTACGCCGAGCAACTGGCCCGCTTGCGCACAGACCAGGCCGAAATCCGGCTGGCCGTGGACATTGCGGGACGCTATGGCGGCGTGCGCAAAGGCTTGTTTGCCGACCCGTTGATGGACAGCAGCATGCGCGACGCCGGCCAGCCGCAAACGGCGGCCATCACGGCCAGCGCCTTGCGGCTGCCGATGCAAATCAACGTGCATGACGTGGGCAAAACCATCAGCCAGACCCAGGCGCCCGCCTGGCGCGACGCGGCAGAGGTGAGCCAGCCCGAGCGCACGGGGCAAATGCTGGTCAATCCCTACAGAGCCTTTGACTTGCTGCCGCGCGCCGTGCGCCTGACGCCGGCCATCGACCGCTGGACACAGATTGACACCCAGTGGGCCGACCCGCTCACCCAGCGCGTGCAGGCCAGCCGCTGGCGCGTGGCGCAAGAGGAAAAACTGCTGAGCGAGACCACGCAAAAGATCGAAAAGCTGCGCGCCACGCGCGTGAGTTTCGAGCTGGATTTCGGCCCCGGCGAGGGGCTGCAAAGCGCCACCTTTGGCGGCCTGTCGCTCACGTGCGAGCCGCCGCCGGGCGGCACGCTCACGGCGGACGCGCAAGGCGTACTGCGCGGCGCGTTCACCGTGCCCGACACCTTGCCAGCGGGCACGCACCGGGTGGAGTTTCGCGGCACGGGCGGCAGCTTTGGCGATGCCGATTTCACCGGCCAGGGCGAGCTGGTGACGCGCCGCCAGCAGATCGTGCGCTACCAGCGCTATGACCCGCTGGCGCAAACGTTTACGGTCACGCGCGAGCGGCAATGCGTGGGCGTGCGCCTGTGGTTTACGGCCAAGGGCGCCCACGGCGTGCTGGTGCAGCTGCGCGAGGCCGAAAACGGCTACCCGACGCAGAGGGTTCTGGCCGAAACGCACGTCAAGGCAGGCGACATCACGCTGGGCCAGTGGCAGGCCGTGTACTGGGCGGCCACGGCTTTGCAGGCCAGCCGCGAATATGCGCTGGTGATCCTTTGCGATGACGCCGAAACCGCGCTGGCCATAGCCGAATTGGGCAAATTTGATGCAGACAAAAAACGCTGGGTCACGGCGCAGCCGTATCAAGTGGGCGTGCTGCTGTCCAGCAGCAACGCCAGCACCTGGACGGCTCACCAGGACGCTGATTTGACGTTCGAGCTGCTGGCCGCCGACTACACGGAAAACACGCGCCTGATTGAGCTGGGCGAAGCCGATGTGCTGGATGCCACCGACCTGATGGTGCAAGCCGTGATGACGCAGCCGGCGGTGGGCGCGCAAGGCGTGTTCATCCTGACCCCCGAAGGCAAAGAGCCGCTGCGCGCCGCGCCGGGGCAGGTGGTGAGCCTGGCCGAGCGGTATTCGGGCAAAGTGAAAGTGCAGGCCGAGCTGACCGCCGCAGACGGGCTGGCCGCGCTGATGGAGCCGGGCATCCAACTGGTGGCCGGCAGCTTGCAGGCGCAGGGCACGTACATCAGCCCCATGATCGGCGCGGGCGGCAGCGTGCGCGTGAGGGTGGTGCTGGAGGCGCTGCTGCCTGCCGGCAGCGCCGTCACGGTGCACGCGCAGGCCCAGGGCAGCAGTGACTGGACGGAGGTGCCGTATCTGCAAAGCAGCCCGCAAACGGCGGGGGTACTGGAAATCACGTATGAGCTGCCCAGCTTTGCGGCCCAGGCGCTGCGCCTGCGTCTGACGCTGGCAGGCAGCCACAAGGCCCGGCCCGAGGTGCGCAACCTGCGCGCCGTCACGCTGTAAAAGGAGCCGGGGCATGAGAGACGACCGCACCGCCCAAAACAGCCTGCCGCTGCCGCACCCCGACAACGACCTGGGCGACGATGTGCTGCGCCTGCGCGCGGCGCTGCAAGGCATCGACACGCTGCTGGCCGCCGCGCAAGCGGCGCTGCTGGAAAAAAGCGACACCGCCGACGTGCAGCGCCTGGCGCAAAGCATGGCCAGCGCCAACCAGGCCCTGCAAGAGCGGGTAGAGGCCCTGACCGCGCAAAAAGTGGGCCGCGTCAATGGCAAGACCGGCCCCGAGGTGCAGCTGGCGCCGGCTGATTTGGCCCTGGTGCCCAACCGCCCCACCGACGGCGCAGCCAGCGCAGCGCTCACGCGCGACGCGCAAGGCCGCATCACGCGCGTGGCGTTTGTGCTGCAAGGCCAGGCGGGCAGTAGCACGCTGAGCTACGGCGCGCAAGGCATTGAGCGCGTGCAAACCGAGTGGGGCGGCCAGGCCGCCAGCGTGACATTCACCCGCGACGGCACCGGGCGCGTCACAAAAATCGAAAGGACACAAGCATGATGGAGCTGACGGCGGCCACGCTGGCCGCAACCGAGGTGCTGGCCGCGCGCGTGGCGCGCAGCCTGTTTGCGCGCCGCACCCTCATTTACGTGGCCAGCAGCAGGCAGGTGACAGCGCCCGCCGACGGCGTGCTGGTGATCCGCGTGCTAGGCGCCGGCGGCAGCGGCGCGACGGCAGCGTGGTACGCGCAGCAAAAAGAGACGGACAGGCACGGCGCAACCGGCGGCAGCGCGGGCACGGTGGGCATGCGCTGCGTGCCGGTCAAAAAAGGCGATGTATTCACGGCGGCACTGGGCGCGGGCGGCGAAAGCGTGATCACGCAAGGCTCGCCCGGCCGGGACGGCGGCGCGACCACGATCACCGGCCCCGGCGTGAACATCAACGTGCCCGGCGCCAGCGGAGGCATCACGGGCGCGCAGGCCGGGCAGCAAAACGCGCCCACCCCCGCCCCGCAGGGGCTGGACTGGCACCTGTCCAGCGCGCGCAACACGCTCAAAAATGGCCGCGCCACCGGCGGCGCGGCGGCGGGCATCCTGGCCGGCGGCGCCAGCCACGCCGCGCAATCCGAAAACGGCGCCGGCGTAGGCAATGGCGGCTCCGACATACAAATTGGCACGGCAGGCGCGCTGCCGGGACGGACGATGCTGGGCGAACTGGTAAACAACCCCCGCGCAATGCGCCCAGCAGACAACAGCTATTGCCTGCTGCTGGCCCCCACCGACGGCGCCGATTACTACAACGGGGACAAGGACAGCAACTATCGGAACAAGAACATGGGAGGCGGTAATGGCGGGCATAAAGATAGCAATGCAAACAGCACGGCATTTGACGGCGGCTTTGGCGCCGGCGGCGGCGCTGCGTATGAGCGCTGCGGCATCGCAGGCGCAGGCGGCACCGGCGGCGGCGGCGGCGCGGTGTGCGCGAACGTGACTTACGGTCAGCTAGGCGCATACAAAAGCGGCAAAGGCGGTGATGCGTTTGCGGTGTTTGAGTTTTTGGAGGCGCAACCGTGAACACGTTTGAAGTGCTGGATGATGCGGGCCGCGTGATCAATCGCATTGTGGCCTGCGAGGCGTTTATGCAGCAGGCATACCCTGGGCGCTGGCGGCGCGTGGCCGAGGTGTTGCAGCCCGCGCCGGCGGCGCCCGTGCCGCAGCGCGTGACGCGCGCGCAAGGCAAGGCGGCCCTCTACAAAGCGGGGCTGCTGGCGCAGGTGGAGGCATTTGTCGAAGGCCTGCCCGAAGGCGAAGACAAGGCTTTTGCGCAGTTCGCCCTGAGCGACTGCAACAACTGGGAGCGCGGCAGCGCGTTTTTGAACGCGGCGGCAAAGCAGCTGGGGCTGACGCAGGAGCGGCTGGACGAGCTTTTCCGCACGGCGGCGGGCATTGCGCTATGAGCCGGCTCAAAAATGTGCTGATTGCGCTGGATCAGCTGCTCAATGCGCTGGCCAACGGCGCGCCGGATGAGACGCTATCGAGCCGCGCGCACCGCGCACGCGCCGCCTGCAAACCCGGCTGGCGCTGGGTGGCCGGCTGCATTGACGCGCTGTTTTTCTGGCAGGCGCAGCACTGCTACGAGAGCTGGCGAGCCGAGGTCAGGCGCCGCCACCTGCCGCGCGAAATGTGGGCCGAAATGCCCGATGACGGCCCGCCGCCCGGAAAATAGCCCGGAAAATGCGCCGGCAAAATGGCATTCAAAATACCGGCGCTATTAAAACAATAGCTAAAAAGTAGCGCACGCCCTTACAAGCGCCCCGGCTTTTCAAATGGCGCGGGGCATGGCCCAATTGCCGCCATTGATTTCAAAAACGCAAAGGCAGGCGAATGAGCACTTTTCATCACGGCGTATCTGTGACCGAGACGCTGGACGGCCAGCAGGTAATCCGCACAAAAAGCCCGTCAGTTATCGGACTGATTGCCACGGCTGATGATGCCGATAATGATTATTTCCCGCTCAATGTGCCCAAGCTGGTGACCAAAATCAGCGACGCACAGGGCAAGGCGGGCACGAAAGGCACGTTGTCAAAAGCCTTGCGCGATATTGCCGATCAGGTCAAGCCCGTCATGGTCATCGTGCGCGTGCCCGAAGGCGCAGGCGCCAGCGAAACCGAAAAAGCCGCCGATCAACTGGCAAAAACCATAGGCACGAATACGGCGGGCGCTTATACGGGCGCTTATGCCCTGCTGGGCGCCGAAACCATAACGGGCGTCAAACCGAAAATCATAGGTGCGCCGTATCTGGATGTGCCCGAAGCGGCCAAAGTGCTGGTCAGTATTGCCAAAAAGCTGCACGGCGTGGCCTATATCGAGAGCCATAAAAGCAGCGTTTCGGAAGCCATTGCCGACGCAGGCGGTTATGGTGACCGCGAATGCATGATCATTTACGGGCGCTTTACCCGGTTTGACGTGGACAAAAAGCGCACGGATGAAATCTCGCCCATTGGCTGCGCGCTGGGCCTGCGCGCGCGAATTGACGCCGAAATGGGGTGGCACAAAACATTATCCAATGTGCCCGTATCGGGCGTGACGGGCGTCTCACAATCCAAAACCGTGCATTTTGATTTGGTGGATGCCAATACGGATGCCAATTTGCTCAACGAAGCCAAAGTATCCTGCCTGATTCACAAGCAGGGTTTTAGGTTTTGGGGCAACCGCACCACGGCTACCGACGATCAATACATGTTCGAGAGCTACACGCGCACGGCCCAGGTGCTGCGTGAGAGCATCGCAGAGGCGCACTTTGCCTATATAGACCGGCCCCTGACGCCTTCGCTGGCGCGCGACATTATCGAAAACATCGCGGCCTATGGGCGTGATCTGGTGGCGAATAACCGGCTTTTAGGCTTCAAGGTGTGGTATTCGGAAGATTTGAATGAAACCGCCCAGCTGAAAGCCGGGAAGCTGACCATCAATTACGAATACACGCCTGTGCCGCCGCTGGAACATTTACATCTGGTGCAGAGCTTTACCGACAAATATCTGGCCGAATTCGCAACGCGCGTGGCATCCGCCGGCGTTTGATTTTGAAAGGACTGGAAAATGGGACTGCCGCGCAAACTCAAAGCAATGGCTATTTTCGTGGATGGTGTGCATTACGCGGGTGAATGCACAGAAGCCACGCCGCCCACGCTGGAAAGGGAAACTGAAGACTACCGCGCGGGCGGCATGAATGGCCCCGTGAAAATCGACATGGGCGGCAAGGAAATGATCCTGACGCTCAAAATGGCCGGGCATGTGGCCGCGCTCATTGCCAAATACGGCGGCGCATTATCCGGGACGCTGCTGCGGCTGGCGCAGGCCGTGCAGGCCGACGATTCGGAGCGCGTGGAAGGCGTGGAAATCGTTTGCCGGGGAAGGCTGGTGAAATTTGACCCCGGCAAGGCCAAAACGGGGGATATGACCGAGCATGAATATGAATTTGCCTTGTCTTATCTGAAATGGGTGGACAATGGCAATACGCTGGTTGAAATTGATTATCTGAACATGATTGAAGTGGTGGGCGGCGTGGACAGGGTGGCGCAAACACGCGCCGTGCTGGGCATTTGAAAAGCATTTGGAAAACAGGCTTTGACGCCGAAGGCGGTTGCCGGTCATCCGCCGCTCCCGAAAAACCGGCTTTTTTCCCTTCGTGGCAGGCGGTTTCCGGTCATCCGCCACTCCGCAAAACCGGCTTTTTTTTGAAACGCATCAAATCATTTGGGAAAACGGAAATGCAAAGCGGCATCACGCAAGAAAACACCGAAAACAAGGATGAAGCGCAGGCGCTGGCGCAAAGGCTGGATAGCGCCGTGCAAAGCGGCCCCGAGGTGGCCGCCGAGCACGATTTCGGCGCGCCGTTTGCCACGCGCGTGACGCTGCAAAAACCGATTGAGCGCGCCAGCCGCGAAATGGAGCCGGTGTCCCGGCTGTATTTGCGCGAACCCAAGGCGGGCGATTTGCGCGGCATCAAGCTGACCGATTTGCTGGTAATGGATGCCGCCGCCTTGCTGCCGCTGCTGGAACGTATTGCCATGCCGCGCCTGGCGCCGGCGGAGCTGCAAAAGCTGGGTTACGCGGACACATTGGCCCTTTATGCAGCGGTGAACAGTTTTTTGTAAGCAGCGGCCCGGACGGCGTGGCGCGCGGCCTGCCGGCGGATTTGCATGCCGTACTGGCCAACCTGGCCCAGGTGTGGCACTGGCCGCCGGCGGACATGTGGGACATGACGCTGCCGGAGCTGTTGCACTGGCACGCGCTGGCCGTGGAGCGCAACCCGCCGGGCGCGACATAAAAAGGCACGCTATGATGAGGCATGGGCGCTACTTTTCTGACCTTTGCACTTTGGGCCGGCCTGGCCGGCGCGGCCTTGCTGCTGCTGGTGGCGGCGCTGTCGCTTGCGGCGGGGCCTTACGTGCTGGCGCTGCTGTACTGGCTAGAGCGCAAATAGACGCTGCGTGCGGAGGCTGCTATGGCCTCTGATCTGAGCCTCAAAGTCCTTTTAGAGGTAAAGGACAAGGCGCTGGGGCCGCTCAAATCCATCGCAAAAGGCTCCGACCAACTAGCAAAAGGGCTGGATGCCACGCAGCAGCGGCTGCGCCAGCTGGGCCAGCAAAACGCGGCAATTGAGGCTTTCCAGAGGCTCAAAGGCCAGGCGCAGGCCACAGGCGGGCAATTGAGCGCCATGCGCGCCCGCCTGGCCGAACTCAAGGGCGCGCTGCCCGCCGCCGGGGCGCAATACAAAGCGTATGCGGGCGAGATCAAGGCGGGCGAAAAGGCGCTGGCCCGGCTGCAAGCGCGCCAGCAAAGCCAGCTCAGCCAGCTGCGGCGCACGCGCGAGCAACTCCAAAGCCTGGGCGTGGACAACATCGCGCGCCAGCAGCAGCGCATGGGCGCCGAGGTGCGCCAGGCCACAGCCGCGCTGCGGGCGCAAGAGACGGCGCTCAAAAAGCTGGAAAAGGCGCGCCAGGATCACACCAAGAGCTTGCATGTGGCCGCCGTGGCGGGCAGCATGGGCGCGGGCGCCGTGGTGGGCGGCAAGGCGCTGGTGCGTGCATCCGTGGCGCCGCTGCATCAATACATGGCGCACGAGGACGCCATGCTGGGCATCGCCCGCCAGGTGCCGGGCGCGCGCGATGAGATGGGGCGCCTGACCGATGTGTACCGGCAGGCCGAAAAAGAGGTGCGAGAGCTGTCGGAAACCATCCCGCTGACCACGGTGGAGATCGCCAACATGACCACGGCGGCGGCGCGGATGGAAGTGCCGACCGAACACCTGAAAGAGCAGGTCAAGCTGGCGGCGGAGATGGCGATTGCCTTTGACGCCGTGCCCGACGAAATCGCCGAGAGCATGGGCAAGGTGGCGAAAAACTTTCGCATTCCCGTGACCGACATCCGGGGGCTGGCGGACACCATCAACTATCTTGACGACAACGCGATCAGCAAGGGCAGCGACATCATTGACTACCTCAACCGCACCAGCGGCGTGGTCTCGACGGTGGCCATGAGCAGCAAGCAGGCCGCCGCGCTGGGGAGCACGTTGCTGACGCTGGGCGAGCGCACCGATACGGCCAGCACGGCCACGAATGCCATCATCCAGACTTTTGCCGCCGCCGAAAAAGGCAAAAAGGGGTTCCGCGCCGCGATCAAGGAGCTGGGGCTGGGCGCAACGGACATCCAGCAGGGCATGCAGCGCGACGCAATGGGGACGCTACTGCGCGTGTTTGACGCCATACAAAAGCTGCCAGAGGACAAGCGCATTGGCGTGATGGTGGACTTGGTGCAAAAAGAGCACAGCGACACGCTGGCCAAGCTGGTGAGCAAGCCCGATGAGCTGCGCCGCCAGCTGGATCTGGCCGGCTCAGCCGAGGCCAGCGGGTCGATGGCCCGCGAGGCGCAGGCGCGCTACAGCACAACATCTGCGCAGATGCAGCTGCTGGAAAACCAGCTTTTCAACCTGCGCGCGGTGGCTGGGCAGGCGCTGGCGCCTGCGCTGGCCGAGCTGCTGGCGGTGGTGACGCCGGTCATCAAAGCCGTGACGCAGTGGATGCAGGACAACCCGGTGCTGACCAAGCGCCTGATGATGGCCGCTGTAGCCGTGGGGGCGCTGATGACCGTGCTGGGCGCGCTGGCCGCCGCGCTGGCGGTGGCCGCCGTCAATGCATATGCCCTGCGGGCCGTGTTTGCATTGCTGGCCGCCAAAAACGCCGCCGCCGCTGCACAGATGGGCGCCACAGCCGCCAGGGCGGGCCTGCTGGCGCGCGCCGCTGCCGGGCTGAAAAGCGCCTGGGGCGCGGTGGTGCAAATGGGCGGCTTTGCCCTGCAAAAAACCATTGTGGGCCTGCGCCTGCTGGGCGGGCAGCTCATGCAGGCGGGGGCCTGGCTGCTGCGGTTTGGCGGCGTGGCCGCACGGGCTTTCATGGTGGTGGGCCGCGCGGCGCTGGCGCTCATGGCCTCACCCATTGGCATTGCCTTTGGCCTGATGGCTGCGGCTGTTTACATGTGGGTGACGCGCTGGCAAGACATAAAGGGCGGGGCGCTGCTGCTGTGGCAGGACATCAAGCAGGCTTTTCTGGACGGTCTGGCCTGGCTGCAAGCGCTGCCGCAAAAAATGTGGGAGGCGGGCAGCAACATCATTGGCGGGGTGATTGGCGGCATCCGCGCCAAGCTGGGCGAGCTGAAAAGCTCCATCGTCAGTGTGGCCGACAGCGCGCGCGGCTGGTTTGCCGAAAAGCTCAAGATCAACAGCCCCAGCCGCGTATTTATGCGGCTGGGCGGCTGGGTGAGCGAGGGCGCGGCGCTGGGCATCCAGGGCAAGGCCGCGCTGGTGGCCCGTGCGGCGGCGGCAATGGCGGCCATGCCCGCAATGGCCGCCGCGCCTGCAATGGCCGGCGGCGTGCCGGCGCTGGCGGCCAGGGCGCCCGCCGCAGCGGCGCAGGCCGCGCCGGCGATCAACATCACCATTCACGCTGCGCCGGGGCAGGATGCCCAGGCCATTGCCCAGGCCGTGAGCCGCGAGCTTGACCGGCGCGAGCGTGAGCGGGCGGCGCGCGCTTACTCACGCATAGGGGACATTTGAGATGCTGATGCAGCTTGGGCAATTTACGTTTGGGCTGCCCACGCTGGCGTTTGCAGAGATGCAGCGCCAGCTGGAATGGCGCCACGCCGACAATGCGCGCGTGGGCGCGCTGCCGGGCGTGCAGTACCTGGGGCCGCAGTCGGAAAAAATCACGCTGACGGGCTGCGCCGTGCCCGAGATTGGCGACCGGCGCGCGCTGGACACGCTGCGCAAAATGGCCGACGCTGGCGCGGCCTACGTGCTGCAAGACGGAACAGGGCAGGTTTACGGGGCTTACGTGATTGAGAGCCTGCAACAAACCGGCTCGCACTTTGTGGCCGAGGGCGTGCCGCGCAAAGTGGCTTTTACGCTGGCGCTCAAGCAGACGGCGGATGCCGCACAAGTGGATCCAGCCGGCGGGGCGGATGACAATGCATCAACCGGCCAGGGGGAATTTGACGGCTGGGACTGGTGGCTGGGGGGCTGGGTGTGAGCGAGAGCGCGCAAGCCGCCGCCCGCGAGCAAGAGGCGCAGCGCGGGCACAACGCGCCCGCTTACGTGCTGAGCATAGGCGGGCGCGACATTTCGCCGCGCATTGCGGCCCTGCTGATGCGGCTGACGCTGACGGAAAAACGCGGCGACGCCGCCGATCAGTTGGAAATCGAGCTGGATGACTCAAGCGGGCGTATCAACATTCCGCCGGCGGGCGAAAAGCTGGCGCTGCGCCTGGGCTGGCAGGGCAGCCCGCTCATGGACAAAGGCGAATTTGTCGTGGATGAGGTGGAGCACCGGGGCGCGCCGGATGTGCTGACCATCCGCGCGCGGTCGGCCGACATGCGTAGCGCCCTGCGCGAGCGGCGCGAGGCGAGCTATCACAAAACGACGCTGGGCCAGATCGTGCAGCGCGTGGCACAGCGCCACGGCCTGCGCGCGCGCGTGGCGCCGCCGCTGGCGGGCGTGCAGGTGGCGCACATCGACCAGACGCATGAGAGCGACCTCAACTTTCTGACGCGCCTGGGCCGTCGCTGGGATGCGGTGGCTACTATCAAAAAGGGCACTTTGATTTTTCAGGGCATCAACGCGCGCGCCACGGCCACGGGCGCGCAGCTGGGCGAAGTGCTGATTGAGCGCCGCCAGGGCGACGACCACCGATGGCACCGCGCCGAGCGGGGCGTGTACACGGGCGTCAAAGCCGAGTGGCAGGACAACGCACGGGCACGCAAGCGCGCTGCCGTGGCCGGGCAAAAGGGAAAAGTCAAAAAGCTGCGCGACATTTACGGCAGCGAGCAGGCCGCGATGGAGGCGGCGCAGGCGGAGATGCAGCGCATAGAGCGCGGCGGCGCCACGCTAGAGATCAACCTAGCATTTGCACGCCCCGACATTGCCCCGCAAAGCGCGGCGCAAGTGCGCGGATTTGGCAAGCGCGAGATTGACGGGCAGCAATGGCTGGTCAAAAGCTGCACGCACACGCTGGACGCGGCCCAGGGCTTTACCACGCGGCTAGAGCTGGAGACCCTGGGCACAAACAGCGGTGCCGGCGCAGACGATGCCGCCGGCGATGACGGCGGGCTGGGCGCCGATGATGTGGGCGAGTGACGGCAGCCAGGGCCGCCATGCGCTACAATGCGCAACGCACCGCAAGGTGTTTCAGCCGCGCGAAGCTTGCGGCTGTGTGTTGAAACAAACGAACCGGCAACGGTGAACTGGATCGCATCCAGAAAAATGGCCCCTCACGGGGCCATTTTTTTGCCCTGGCCCCGATGGGCGGCGGACGCACCAACCGCCGAAAAGCCTTTGCGCGCGGGGCTTTGCTGCTATTAATACGATAGCGAGCGGCAAAAAGGCAACGGCAAAGACCATACGAATAAGTCGGAAATAAAAAAAGATTTGACTACCGCCCGATAGTCATACACAATACAGCCATGTTGATTGCAGTGATCAACACCGACGCCAGGCGGCACCTGGCACTCTCAGGAGAAAACCATGAACATCACCAGCGCCGAAAAAGCACGAGAAATCGCCCGTCAATTTGAAGAAATCAAAGCACGTGGCGGGCATGCAGCCATTGACTTTTGCAACGGCGAACTCGTGCTGCAATGCACCCGCCCGGACTGGCAGCGGCCTGAAACCTGGGGCCGTGGCGCGGCCCCGCAAACGATGGATGCGCGCTGGGTGCGCCTGACGGTTTGCTGATGACGGGAAAGCATTACCGATGGCATCGCGCCTGGCGGCGTGATGCCGCCAGTCCCACCCGCCTGCTGCATGACAGCGGGCTGGTGGTGGAGTACGACCGTGAGCTGGGCTGCTGGGCAGCCACAGAAGAATCATGCGGGGCGTGGGCCGCGTGGGAATGCGCGCGCGGCGTGCCGCTGCATGACCTGACGGCGCGCTTAACGCGCCTGTGCAAAGAGGCAGCCTTGTTTGCGGCCTGGGAGAAAAGACATGCGAAAAATTAACAGGGAAAAACAAGCCCAATGGACGCGCGCCAACGAGCGCAAGCGCATAGCGAAAGGCGCGCGCTATCTGCCCGGCGGGCTGATGACGCCCGCCGCCGCCGATGCGCTGGATGCGCTCGTGGCCGCTGGGGCGGCCAGCAAGACAGCGGCCATCAATGAGGCGCTCGTAGAGGCCGTCGCCCGGCGCGGGCTGGGCAAGCATGAACACTTTGAAACAAAATAACATGATGAGCGCTTGACTACCGGGCGTTAGTCGTGCACAATACAGCTATGTTGATCGGGGTGATCAACACCGACGCCAGGCGGCATCTGGCACTCTTAGGAGAAAATCATGGAATGGAATCCACAAAGGCCGCACACCGCTTTCGAGCTGTTCAATACGTATTACGATTACGGAAATGACAGCCTTCCAGAAAATGCAGATGAAATCATGTCAGCCGCGTTTTCGGATTGGGGTATGCGTCTGCCGAGAGAAGTTGCCGATGAAATAATGAACAAAATAGCGGCACTGAATGAGGCAAACGAGAAAAACGGAGAGGGAGAAAACAACTTCTACCATTTGTTTGAAACGCCGCTTTCAAACATGGAGATCAAAAAAGAGTGGTATCTGTATCCCGGTGAATAAGTAGATGAAACGCAAAGCCGCCAGCCTTTAATGGGCTGGCGGTTTTTTTATGCCTGCGCATCAGGCAAGGCCGGTAAAGCGGCGCGCCAGGTGGGTTCAGCCAGGATCAGGATGCGGTGGCCTTTTTCTTTGAGCTTCATGGCGGCATCAATTTTTGCGCCATAGCTGGCCTGTTTCCATGAGGCAGTCGCGCCAGCGGCGCCAATGACAAGATAATCAGTGTCTTGCGTGACGCGATCGGTGCAGGCTGCGCCTGCGGCTTTGGTGGCCGCCGTGCACTGGCCGCGCGAGCCGAACAGGAATTTGCCAGTCAGGCAAAAGGTTTTGCCGTCAAAGTGCACGGGGCCATCATCTGCGGGAAAGGCCGCCGTGGTTTCAGCGCTGGCGCAACCGGTTTCGGCAAACTGCGCGCCGCTGGCCGATTGCAGCTTTTCAAGCAGCCAAGCGCGTTCTTCTTCAGTCACATGCCCGTCAGCCAGCACGGCGTCAAGATGCTGCGAGACGGCGCGGCCCAGCCAGTGATCGGAGGCCACGCGCTCACCAGCCAGCCAGGTGCGCAAAAACTGGATTTCCATGTCGTGCAAATGGCCGTCGGCGGTGATGCCGCCGATGAGACCCAGCAGCTGCGCGCAGGCGCGCTCCATTTGCTGGCGTTGCGCGGCTTGTGCGGCGGTTTCAGTCATTTTTACTCCTAAAAAAATAGCAAAGAAAGCAGGCGCGGCGGGCATCCAAGGCTGTTTTTGCAGTTATGCCGGCGCAGGCTGCTGGCAGTTGTTGTTCAAGATGGCCGGAGCGGCCAGCTCAAGCAGGCGCAAGGCAAGGCTGATTTCGTTGTCCAGCCCGTCACGGGACGGCAGCAGCACCAGCCGAACGGCTTGCTGCGTGGCCCGTTTTGCATTGCGCCAGGCAACAAGCAAGGCGCGCTCATCATCCGAGACAGACGGCGCAGGCGGGGGGACAAGCCGCCCACCGCTATCAGGCAAAGGACGCCAGTTGCTGGTGGGGGCAGCGATGAAGGTATCCATTTGGCCGGCGGGCTGAGCAAGCGCGCTTTCAATGCGGCGCGCCGTTTCGCCATCCATTTCACGCCCACCTTCAACAAAAGACATTAGATGCAACGGGCTAATGCCTACACGCTGAGAAAGAGGGCCATAGCCACCCGCCTGCGTAAACAGTTCATAAAGGTGGCGGCGGCGCAGTTCCGGCAACGAAGCAGCTGTATCAGAGCGGAATGCATCCAGCGGTTGATCCATCCATCCGGCAGGTTTGCCTAGCACTTGTTCGATGTGTCGTGCAGACGCTGGCGAGAGCTGCCTAGCGCTGGCGCTGGTGCTTAACCACTGGCTAATTTGCGCGGGAGAACGGTTGATCAGTTCGGCCAGTTTTGCCTGGCTGCCAGCTTCATCCGCAAGTAGGCGCAAACGGGCGCGGTAGGTGTCATGGATGGTGTTCATCATGCCGCAATTGTTTAGCTTGCGGTAAAGCAAAACAATATGCAGCATGCTTAATTTCGTCTGAAATGTGCTATAGTTAAGCATCACGCTTAACAGAAAGTCAAACATGACAGAAGAGGGAAAAGCACGAAAAGAGCGGCGAACTACTGGCCGATCGGTGTCGGTCATGGTTTACATGCCGATTGAATGCGCCAAGGCCATACAGGAGCTGGCAGACCAAGACGAGCGCAGCGTGTCCGCCTTTATTCGGCGGATGTGCATGCAACGCGTAGCGCAAAAGCAGCCCGCCGAGGCCCAGCCATGAGCGCCGTCAGCTACCGCTACGAGGCGCTGCTGGTGCCGGCCACGCTGGCCGGCGACGAAATCCGGCAGGCGCTGGAAGCCGGTTTTGTGCAGCGGCTGCGCTTTCAAGCCACCAGCGCAGGCCAGGCGCAGCGCTACGCCGCGCATCTGGCGCCCGAGGGCTGGCAGGTGGCCGAGCTGGCCCGGCTGGCTGACTGATTGGGGGCGGCGCGCATGAGCCATCACTTCCCCTGTCCGGACTGTGGGGCCGATTTGCGCATCCGCACCAGCCATCAGCTGGGCGAGACGATGCGACGGCTCACTTACCAGTGCCTGAACGTGGAGTGCGGCGCGTGCTTTGTGGCGCATGTAGAGATTGCGGCGCGCCTGAACACGCCGGCGCAGCCTTCGCAGTCGGTTCTGATTCCGTTGAGCCGCCACATCAACCGCCAGCGTCAGCGGGATGTGCTGGCGCTGTCGCCGGATGACGCGGCGTATGTGGCGCAGACGCTGCCGCCGGTCAATGGCGAGCTGTTTACCAGCGACAAGCCGCCCTGAGGCGGCCTGAAAACCGCCCGCGCGGCGCGGTTTTCCCATCACCCATTTGTTTTGTTTTTTTGCCGGCCTTTGGGCGGCAGGGGATTTTTTTGTCTGAAAAGGAGTTGCGAGATGGCAACGTTTTTTATCGAGCATGTGACCGAGGACGGGCAGGTGAGCCGCCATTTCTTCGAGGCGCCCCGCGTGAATGAGGCAGTGAGCGCCGCTTTTGACGCCCTGGGCGATGGCACGCGGCTGGTGTGCAAGCGGCTGGCGGACATGAGCCAGGCCGACCGGCTGCGCTTTGGGCTGCCCACGGATTTGCCGCGGGCCGACAAGGCCAAAGGAGCGGGGCATGTCTGATGGCAGCAAGAGGGCCGCAGGCGGCTTGCACGCCGATGTGGTGCGGCGGCTGCTGGCGCGGGCGGCGGTGTTTTTCGGGCTGGGCCTGCCGGTGCAAACGGCACCAACGCCCGCACGGCAAGGCACGCAGCAGGAAAGGGGCGCGCATGCAGGCCGTGACGTTTGATAACGCGGCGCAGGCACAGGCGCTGGCAGAGGGCTTTGCCGCGCTGTGCCAGCCGCAGCAAAAGGCGGGTGAGCGCACAGGGCCGCCGCCGGCATGGTTTGCGGCGTGGGCCGCCGGGCTGCGCCAGTCCAGCGCCGGGGGGCCGTCGGTGGATGCACGCGCAGCATGCGAGTGGGCGCAGCTGGGCGAGCCGGAGCGCGTGGTGCTGCTGGCGCTGGCCGGGCTGCGCCAGCCGGGCCAGGCTTTGAGCGAGCGCGCCCGGCGCGCGCTGGATGAGTTTCCGCCCGCCGAGCGGCAGGCGCTGGCACAGGCCGTGCGCCAGCTGCGCCGCCGCCTGGGCCGGCTGATGGCGCTGGGGCGGGGATGAGCGGCCAGGCAGGCTATCCGGCTGGATCGGGCGCCGGCGATTACGCAGGCTTTGACGCCTGGGCGCTGGAGGCGGCTTTTGATGAGCTGTATGAGCTGGATGCGCCTGCCCCGCCGGCGCCGGCGGTGGATGCGGCGGCCATTGCTGCGGCGCAGGCACAGGCGCAGCAGGAGCAAGCGCAGGCCGAGCGGCAGCGGCTGATTCGCGAGGCGGCGGCGCATGGCCGGCGCGAAAAGCGCGCGCGGCTGACGGGGCGCACGTTCACGGTGCGAGGCGACGCGGACTTTGCGCAGTGGTTTCACGGCGGCGAGCGGCCCAGCGTGGGCCGGGTGCAGGAAGCCGTGGAGCTGCTTTGCGAAGCGCTGCCGCGCCAGTGGCGGCCTGCCGTAGAGCGCATGGCCGGCGTGCCCAAAGACCCGAAAAGGCGGGCGACCTGGACGTTTTTAGACGCCTGGGCGGCGCTTGACCGGCTGGGGGCTTTTGCGAAGCAGCACGGGCAGGCCCTGCGCTGGGCGATGACTGATGAGGAGATCTGCCAAATGGCAGAGGAGCAGGCCGATAGCGTGACGCAGGCGCTGGGGCGAGTGTTTGCGCGCCACCGGGTGACCGAAGGCGCGGCGGAAAAGGCGCGCGAGAGGATGGCGCGCTGCACTGACTTTGAGGCGCAGACCAAGGGCCTGACGCCCTGGCAGGTGATGCACCGGACGGGGCGCGATGTGGAGCTGTGGCGCCGTGAGGCGGTGATGGACGAAGCGGAGAAAGAGATGGCGCGCGAGCTGATTGACCGTTTGAAAGGAGCCATGCAGGAAGCCGTAGAGTGGGTGCACAAGCACTGCGCGGGGCTGGGCTGCAAGCCGCCGAAGCTGCGCAAGCGCAATCCGTCGATGGATGAGGTGCTGGCCGCGCTGAAAAGAGCGCGGGATGTGCGCTGGTGGCGGATGCGTTTGCGCGAGACGGCGGCGCGCGTGACTGAGGCCGGCGCTATCAAGATGGGGATGGTGAGCCGCCGCACGGGCGGCTATTGCAGCGATGAGGCGCTGCGCCGCCGCCAGCAGCAGCTGCGGCGCAATGCAAACACACTGGCTACGCGCCTGTTCCAAAACGAAGCGGGGCAGATATTCACACTGGCCGAGCTGGCGGCGGCCAGCGTGGCCAACCCCGTCAATCGGGGTGGGGAGCTGATGACGCGCATCAGAGGATGTGAAGAGTGCGCAGACGCCAGCGGACATGTGGGCTTGTTTGTGACGCTGACCACGCCCAGCGCCATGCACCCCATGTTGTCCAAAGACTGGCGGGACAAGAGCGCGGAGCGCGAAGCGGAGCTGGCGCAGATGAGCGCGGGCGATGAGGCGCAGGCGCGGGCGCATGAGGTGTTTCGCGCAGTGTCCAACCCGCGCTATGACGGGCGCACGACCCCGCGTGACGCGCAGGACTGGCTGGTGCGGCAGTGGAGCCGCTGCCGGACGGCGCTGCAAAAAAAAGGCTTACAGATCTACGGCTTTCGCGTGGCGGAGCCGCACCACGATGGCACGCCGCACTGGCACATGCTGATCTGGGCGCGGGATGAGGCGCAAGCCAAGGCCGTGCAGGAAACCATTTTTGAATACTGGGTGCATAACGACAAGCAGTACGCGCAGGAAAAAGGGGCGGCCAAGAACCGCACGAATTTCAAACGGATGCTGCGCGGCGGGGCGGCGGGCTACATCGCCAAATACATTGCGAAAAGCATTGGCCACCACGCATTGAAGGAACACATCGACGAAGCGACGGGCGACCTGTTTACGGTAGAGATGGGCGGAGTGCCGGGGCACATGCGGGTGGATGCCTGGGCCAGCACGTGGCGCATCCGGCAGTTCCAACCGCTGGGGCAGCCCAGCGTGACGGTGTGGCGCGAAGTGCGCCGTGTGACGGAAGACCAAGTGCAAGAGCTGCCGTGGAACACGGATGCCAAGGCGCGGCTGGCGTGGCATGCGGCGCAAAAGATCGGTGAAAAGCAGGCGGACTGGCACGCCTTCATGCGCGCATTGGGCGGGCCGTGCCGGGCGCGCAAGGACTATGCGCTGCAAGCGGCCAAGCGCGGGGGCTTGCGCGTGACGCGTTTTGGCGAGCGCCTGCCGAACAACACGGTGGTGGGGGTGGTGACGCCTTCAGGCCGGTGGCTGATTTCGCGCCGGCTGGGCTGGCATGAGCTGCAAGCGAATGCGGGGCGCGAGGCGCAGCAGGCCATTGAGCGCGCAAAGAGGGGGGAAGCGCCGCAGGATGAGGCGCGCCGCAGGGCTTTAGCCCTGCCTTGGACTGGTTTCAATAACTGTACCGCCCGGCTCAGATTGGGGGCACCGAATGAGCTTTGGGCGGGGGTCGAAGGCCGCTGCAACGCGGAGATCGACCGGCAAAAGTGGGATGCGCTAGCGCTTTGGGCACGCGGCCAGTACCTCAAAACCCTGCAAATGACACATGCCAGCGCCGACGAAATGAGCCAGGCGCAGCTGCTGCATGGGCGTGAGCTGCTGCGCAGGCTGCATTTGACGGTGCCACAGGCCGTGGCGCACATGGAAAACGAGGGGCTGGCGCGCCGGCGCGGGCCATTCATGGAGCTGGCCGTGGCGTGAGCGGCGGGCAGCGTGTTTTTTGACGAAAAGGAGTGGGCAATGAAGCCATTGAAAACACTGAACAGCTACCCGGAAGGGTCATTGATGAACCCGGCGTTTTGCTACGTGCGAAGCGCGGAGACGGATGTGCGCAAGACGTTTGAGCGCATACGCCAGGCGCAGGCGGCGCAGCCTGCGCTGGCGCTGGGGCGCCGCGCGGGCCGGATGGGGAGCGCGAACCGGATGGAGCAAATGGATTTGCTGGGAGCGGTGGCATGAGACGCACAGAAACAGGCGAAGAGCTGCTGCTGATTGGCGTAATTGAGGGGCGGCGGATGCAGATCAGCCGGCAGACGGTGACGCGCGAAGCAAGCGAGGCCGCAGCGGCCGGCCGCAGTCTGAACGACGCGTGCCCGTATCCGTTTTGCAGTGAGGCCGGCAAGTATTTCCGCTACATCTTTGAGAGCAAAGGGGGCAAGCGATGAAAACGCGCAAGCGCAACAACAAGCCGCGCCAGCACAGGCGGCTGGTGGACACCATGCAGCTGGCGCTGATGCGCGCCACGCGGCTGACGCCGCAAGAGGTGGCGCACCAGATGGCGCCGGCGCGGGCAGCGTTTGAGGCGCTGCGGCGCGGCCAGGCCACGCATAGGCAATGGCAGGTGATGGCGGCCACGCTGACGATTGCGGCGTCGATCGAAAAACAAGGGGTTGTCAAAGGGCTGGCCGGGATGCTGTCGGAAACAGATGCCGCGCTGGATGCCATTGCCAACCGCGCAGGCAGCGCGGAAAAGTGGCGTGCGCCAGTTTTGCGCGGAGATGAGATCAGGCTGCTGGGCGAGTTTTTGCACGTGCATGAGTTCCAGCTTGCGCAGCTTAGCTACCGGGAGTACCGGCAAGCCTGCGCGCAGGCGGTGGCGCGGGTGCGGTGCAGCGGCGGGGTAGCCATTGACTTGCGGGAGGATGACTATGCGTGAGGCGGATGCTTTTTGCACGACAAAGCAGCTTTGCGAGCGCTTAAAGGTAACGCGCAGCACACTGTGGCGCTGGCAGCAGCAACGCCAGTTTCCGGCGCCTAAAAAGCTGGGGCTGCGCGCGGCGCGCTACCGGGTGGCGGATGTGGATGCCTGGCTGGCGCGGCAGGGGTGATTTCGCCCATTTGCAGCTATTAAATTCATAGCATCAAAGTCCCGTAAATAAAGGCTTTGCGGGGGGTGGGCCGCCGCAGCGGACTAGTTTGCAGGCGGGGCTAGGTAATCAGCCCACGCTTGCATGAGCTGGCGGCGTTTGTCAAAGAGGTCGCCGCGCCGGTAGGCGGCCTCAACCTTGTTTTTGATGGTGTGAGCCAGGGCTTTTTCAGCCACTTCAGCGCCGTAGTCGGTGGCTTCCGCCGCCCAGTCTCTAAACGTGGAGCGCCAGCCGTGCGGGACAGCCTGGATGCGCAGGCGGCGCATGGTTTGCAGCATGGCCATGTTGCTGATGTGGCCGCAGGGGCGGGCACCGGGGAAAAGATATTTTTCGCCCTGCATGCGCGGCAGCTCATTCAGCAGGGCCAGCGCCTGGCGCGAGAGGGGGACACGGTGCGCGCCTTGCGTTTTGACTTTCATACGTTTGGCATCAAGTGTCCAGACGGCGGCAGTAAGGTCGATTTCATCCCAGGTTGCTGCTATCACTTCTGTAGTGCGTAGGGCCGTCAGGACAAGCAGGCGCAGAGCCTGGGCGCTTGCGCCGCTGACTTGCGAGATGCGGGCGTAAATGACGGGAGCCTCGCGCCAATCGACGGCGGCGTGGTGTTCGACGCGGGCAATGCGGGCGGGATTGGGCAAGAGCTGATCAAGATGGCCGCGCCAGCGAGCGGGGTTTGGGCCGCTGCGCTTGCCTTGCACGGCGCACCAGTCAAGCACGGCCTCAATGCGCCCGCGAACGCGGGTGGCGGTTTCGGTTTTGGTGCGCCAGATGGGGTCAAGTACGCGCAGGATGTGGGGCTGGTCGATGGCCGCCACATCCAGCCGGCCTAAAACGGGGCTGGCGTACTGTGCAAGTGTGTTGATCCACTGCGCGCGGTGCTTGCTGCTTTGCCATTCAGCATCGCGGCTGGCAATGTAGGTTTCGGCGGCCTTGTCAAATGTCATCGCGTTGCGCGCGGCGGCGCGGGCGGCTTCCAGAGCCTGGGCGCGGTCACGTATGGGATCAACGCCAAGGCTGACCTGCGAGCGTGCGCTGCGAGCCAGGTCACGCGCAGCGGCCAGGGAAACCGACGGATAAGACCCCAGGCCCATCAGACGGCGCTGCCCCTGCAACGAATACCGGAAACACCAGTGGCGTGAGTTTTCGGCCACGCGCAAAAACAGGCCAGGCACGCCGCCCACGGCGTGATCCCCGATTTCGCGCAGGCGAGCCACAGCCTGCGCCGAAAGCTCACGAGCGACCTTTGGCAT